GCGAGGCACGTTTACCCGGGTACCCGGTGAAGCAGGGACAGGAGCGATATAGACACTATATGACACAAGGTGACGTGATAAAGCGAGTAGGCGCGGAAACGGGAAATTTGAATGGGGCGGAGGAAGCCGCGCGGGAGCCATTGGAGATGGAGGTTCCTGAGGAGGAAGGTAAGAAGCGGCGAGCCGAAACGACGCCACGCGCACCTGGGCACTTGACGCGGACCACGCGGAGCTGGTGGCGGCAGGTGATGAGCGAGTACGAGCTAGAGAGTCACCACATCAAACTATTGACGCTGGCGTGTGAGGCTTGGGATCGGACTCAACAGGCGAGGAAGATCCTGCTCAAAGAGGGTCTGGTCCAGATCGACCGTTTTGGCCAGAAGAAGGCGCATCCGTGCGTGACCATCGAGAAGGATTCGCGCCTGGCCTTCGCGAAGATCCTACGCGAAATGGCGCTGGACCTTGAGCCGCCGGGATCCCGGCCGCCTCGGGTCGGCGGGCGGTTATTCTAGGAGGGAACGATGGCGAGAAGACGGCGAAAGGTTCGGCAGCGATCGGATGAGTTATCGCATGGGCAATTCATGGAGCTGTGGCTGGGACCACGCAGCCGCGCGGGACTGCAGCATTTTCGCGACGATGGCGATGCCCAGGATGTGTGGCGGAGGCATCGCGATCGGATTCTATCCGAGCATGGAGAGGCGGGGCTGCAGTTCTGGGCCCATCGGCGATACGATCTACATGAGCCTGAGGAGAAATACGAGGTGGATCCAGCTTTGGCCGAGCATGAGCGCCAGTGGGCGGAGATCGACCGCCTGGCGACCGCCGCCCAGGAGGTGCCTGATGTGGCCATTTGATCGTTACCCGCTGCACCGTCTGATGATCGTCAGCACGAAGGCGGCGACGTTCCGAGGGACGCTGCAGCGACGGCGGGGGGGCTATCTGGTTCTACGCGATGCAGAGTTCCTGAAGACGGGTGAGGAGGTTATGTCCATCGACGGCGAGCTGGTGATCCCTGTGGACAAGGTTGATTTCCTGCAGGTGCTACGCTGAAGCCGGGGCCGTGTGGTCCTGGCTAGCGATTAAGAAAATGGAGGTGTGAGATGGCGAAGGCAAGAGGTGAGGCAATTCTGGTGTTTGACGATGAGCGGGTGAAGATCCTGTTCACCCTGCGGGTGCTGGCGGCGGCCGAGCTGGCCATAGGGAAGACGGTGACTGAATTACTGCGAGCTGCGATGGGTGGCAGCCTGGGGGTCAACGACACGGTGCAACTTTTGCGTGTCGGGATGGAGGCAGCTCGGGAGGATGGCGGAGAGGAGGGCACGCCTATCACGATGCGGGAGGCGTGGGAGATCGCGGAGCGGGCGGGCTTCTCGGCTGCAGCGACGGCGGTCCTGGAGGCAATCTCTGTCGTGATCGCGTTCCCGGGACCGAAGGCGAAGGCGCCGAAGACCTCAAAAAAGGCGGTGGCGAAAGATGGCGGGTAAAAGCACGCAACTGGGCTCAGCCTCTATCCCGATTCGGGCGACCTTAGACCAGTTGGATCAGGACCTGGCGCAGGCGAAAGATAAGGTAGAAAAAGCCTCAGGAGGAATCTTCTCCAGCCTGTCCAAGGTGGGGGGCGCAGCGATTCTGGGCGGGATCGGCTTGGCGGCAGGCGCCATCGCCGGTATCGGCGCTGCTGCTATAAATGCCAGGGAACAGCTCGATGAGGCCTACGACACAATCATCAGCAAGACAGGCGCCACCGGAGAAGTCCTGGAGGGACTTCACCAAGATTTCCGAGAGGTCTTTACCAGTGTTCCTACAGATGCGGGGCGTGCTTCAGAAGTTATCGCAGAGCTGAACGCCAAGCTGGGGATCACTGGCCAGGAGCTGCGGGATCTGAGCAGGCCGCTCCTGGAGGCGACCCGTCTGATGGGGGGGGATGCCAAGACCAATGCGGGCCTGCTCTCCCGGGTTGTTGGGGACTGGGGCCTTTCGAATGAAGAGGCTGCCGGGGCGCTGGATAAGGTCTTCGTGGCGGCCCAGAAGTCGGGCATCGGCATGGACCAACTCATGACCAAAGTGGTCGGTTTCGGTTCTCCCATGCGGCTTATGGGATTCACGCTGGATGATACAATCGCATTATTCTCCAAATGGGAAAAGGAAGGCGTCAACGCTGAGCTAGTGATGGGATCGCTGCGCATTGCCGCTGGTACCTTCGCCGATGCCGGAAAGCCCCTGCGTGAGAGCCTGATGGACACATTCGACTCGATTCAGAACAACACCGATGCTACGGCGGCGCTGTCTCTGGGCATGTCGGTTTTTGGAGCCAGGGCAGGTCCCGACATGACCGCGGCCATTCGTGAGGGCCGTTTCGAGATCGAGGACATGGTGAAGGCGCTGCAGGGAGCTGATGGAGCGATCATGTCCACCTCTGAGGAATTGGAAGGCTTCGAGGAGAAGTTCGAGAAGCTGAAAAATAAAGCGCTGGTAGCTTTGGAGCCCATCGGCACGGCCATAATGGAGGGCATTGGTGCGAAGGTGTTGGATGCGGCGATTCCGGCTTTGGAATCTCTGGTGGGATTCATCGATGTGAAACTCACTCCTGCTGTCGAAGCAGCCAGTGCGGTGGTGGGCAAGCTTCTGGAGGGAGATTGGGCGGGGGCCAGCGCGGACATAGAGACCCTGTTTGAGACCATCGACTTCGGGAAGATCCTGGACGATTTCAACGAATTCCTCACCGGACCGACGGGCGTGGCCACCATGGCGGGAAACCTCCTGGGCGAGCTCATAGAGGGGATCAGTGAGAAGATCGTGGAGCTGGACCTGGGCGGCGTGGTGGCGGGCACGCTGGCCGGAGCTATCGCGGGGGGCATCCTGGGCGGGCCGTTCGGCGCCGTGGTGGGAGCGGCCATGGGGGCGGGGATCACCTCCTGGGCGGGTTCTGAAGAGGCCGAGGAGCAGATGGGGTTCCTGGGCCGCTATCTGGCTCAGAGACTGATCGGGCTCTTCGGCGAAGAGCTGGCGGATGAGGACAGCATCGACAAGACCACAGACGCGCTCGCCGTCCACATCGCCAAGGCCATCCTGGGGATCCCGGCGAATATAGCGGACCTGTTCGGCGAGGTGGTGATGGGGTTCGCCTATGAGACCACGAAGGGCCGGACGATCCCTGAGGAGATGACGTTTGAAACCTTCGAGGCGCAGCGGAAGCGGGATCTGCAGGACATGATGAGTTGGCTGTGGGAGCCCCCGGAGGTCACCCCTGAGCAGACACGGACGGCTGCCGCCTACATGGACGCGATCTTGGCGGCGCAGACCGCTCGAATCCGGGAGGATCCCGGGCAACTGAGCGATGCCGTGATCGACGCGTGGAACACGGCGCTGCAGATGAGCGCGGAAAGCCCGCCAGCGGAGGCCACTATCATGGGGATGTATCAGGAATGGTCCAACACCGTGACCCAGGGAGTGGCGGACAGCCTAGTCGATCAGATGCAGCTCCGCTCCTCCTACATCAGCGAACAGGCGGCCAGCTACATGGGGCTGCCGATGATGGAGGGCTTCCAAGAAGAGGCGGAGGCGGAGATGCCGACTGTCTTGAGCAACATCGTGGAGGCGACCAAACTCTCCATGGAGTCCACGATTTCGCCCGCCTTCGCCGGATACGGCGATGAAAATATGGCGGGTCCCCTGGTGTCGGGATTCGAGGGGGGGCTCTCCCGACGCCAGCAGGTGATCCGGGACGCTATAAACTCCTACCTGATAAATCCGATGCTCCAGGGGGCCGAGGAGGCGTTGGGAATCCACTCGCCATCCACCGTCTTCGCCCGCCTGGGGCGGCTGTCCATGGAGGGCTTTTCGCTGGGGCTCCAGGAACGCGCCCAGATGGTCAAGCAGAGCGCGGTCAGCGCCCTGGAGGTGACGGTGAGGGGCGTGGAGGGCATGTCGGAGCGAAACTACAACCTCACCTATCATGCCTACCGCCCTGAGCCGGGCCGACTGGACGCGGCGGCAGCCATGAGGGAATTGGAGCTCTATGGGAGGCTGGTGAGCTGATGGAGGATCGGGATTTCTGGCTGGCGGTCAGGCGGGCACTGTTGATCGTCCTGAGCGCCATGGAGAAGCACCTGGGAATAAGGCCCACGACCGCTCAGCTCCGCTCCAGGCGGGGGCGGTGATTCGCTAGGTCATATCCCATAGGGATGTCGATTTGCGGGTCTTAGCGGCGATTCTGGGGGCTTGACAAGCTGTGATACAATGGAAGTATGCAGGACAAAACGATGGGCGGCCAATGGCTGACGGTGGCGGGCGCGGCGCGGCTCCTAGGGAAATCTGAGCGGACAATTCGCCGATGGAT